CGGGGCAGGCAGGAAAGTATCAAATACATGTCCTTCGTAAACGATTAGACGGATTTATGGTAAAGAGCAGCCCTGAATCTGGGAGTAAGATTGAACGTGCAGGTCCTTTTTCATCGCAAGCAGAAGCAGGGAATGTGAAGATGCTGAAGGGAAAATGGAATGATGACTTTCTTGAAGAAGCGTTATTATTCCCAGACGGAGAATTTACAGACCAGATAGACTCGGCAAGCAGATGCCATAACTCATTAGTGCAAGAAATGTCTGAATTTGCACGATTCGGACAACCCAGGTCTACGGAGCGTCTTCGCCCTGATGTAGAAGCATCTTCTACAATACATATTGACAGTCTGGATAAGAAACGTTACAATTCCTATGTACCAAAATATGTTCCCGTAAGAGGGTTCATGCACTAAGGATGCTGAAGTGGGTAAATATACACGCAAAGACATGAATAAAGTAGCAAAACCAACATACTCAGGACGAGATATGCGTGAGAGAGGGACATATGGACTGAAACAGTCTAATGGAACTCTGTTTGAAGAATTTTTACCCCAGTTGAGAGGAGAACAAGGTCGTCGTATCTATCGAGAAATGATGGATAATGATGCGACAATCGGAAGCGTTCTCTTTATTATCGAGATGATGTTCCGGGCTATGATATGGAGAGTCGAGTCCCGGGACGACGAGATGAAGGATGAAAGCAAGTACAGTCCGGAACAGAAAGAGGCGATTGAGTGGTTGAGGGGTGTTCTGTTCAAAGACATGGACATCCCATTCTCTGATTTCCTCTCTGAAGCGTTATCGTTTTTAGGGTACGGATGGGCATACTTTGAAATTGTCTATAAACTGCGAATTGGGCCAGAAGAAAAAGATCCAAAAAGGAAATCATATTTTACAGATGGGAAGATTGGGATACGTAAACTTGCCATACGTTCCCAAGACACACTCGACCATTGGGAGATTGATGAAGATAATGGAGGGGAAATACGAGGAATGTGGCAAAACCCTCCTTTTTCCTATGGAACATTATACATTCCCATCGAAAAAGCTCTTTTGTTTCGTACCAAACCCTACAGAGGCTCACCTGAAGGACGTTCAGTACTGCGTAACGTATATCGTGCATGGTATCATCTCAAGTATATTGAGGAATACGAAAGTATCGCAATTGAACGGGAGTTAAATGGACTCCCTGTTGTGAAAATCCCTCAAGAACTACTTGCTTCTGACGATCCGACAGACATTGCCGTAGTCAATTCTTACCTTGAATTAGCAAGAGACATCAAACGTAATGAGCAGGGTGGTATTGTTATACCTTCCAACCCCTATAGAGACAGGGACGGGAAAATCAGCGAACACAAACTTGTGGACGTTTCTTTGTTAGCATCTGAGGGTACACGGGATATCGATACTGACAAAGTGATAACAAGGTATCAATTTAATATCGCCCGGGCTCTTTTACTCGATTTTATGATGATTGGGTCAGGAGATAGAGGGTCATTCGCTCTATCTAAGTCCAAAATCGACATCTTTCTCCGTGCTATCAGAGGATGGTTAGAGTGTATTGCACGTCCTATCAATGACCATTTGATTCCTAAACTCTGGAAAATGAACAATTTTAACCCAAAAGTAATGCCTCGCATCGCTCCTGGGTCTCTTTCTCCAGAGAATCTTGAGGAAATCGGTACTTTTCTTGAAAAATTGAAAAAGGCAGGGATGATTATCTTCCCTGACACGGAATTAGAGAATGATTTACGCAGAATTGCAGGCCTTCCAGAAAAGAGCATCGACCCTGAAGATAAGAAAATCAGGGACAAGATACGGGAACTTGAGACAAAGCCCAAAGAAATAGCAGCTTTTAACGAGAAAAAATTTGCAAACGCTAAGAAGCCGGGGTCTAAGCCTTCCGCGACCAAGAAAACCCAAAACCTTTGACGGAATTGGGTATTAAATAGAGGGTGTCTACTATGCAAGATAAAAATTTTAGATTAGAATATAAGGTGACCAAAGTTGATGAGGAACAACGAGTCGTTTTTGGGTGGTTTTCCATTGTAGAAGAGGATGGACAGGCAGTGATTGACAAGCACGATCATATTATTCCAGTTGAGGACATTGAGAAAGCCGTGTATGATTTTGTTGAGAATAGCGGGATGGCGGGTGAGATGCACGTGAATATGGGAGTAGGTCATCTTGTTGAGTCTGTTTTCTTCAGTGCTGATAAGCAAATGGCGTTAGGAATCAACTTGGGTAAGATAGGTTGGTGGGGTGGATTTCGAATAACCGACGATGAAGTATGGAAGAAAGTAAAACAAGGATATTATCCTTCATTTAGTATCGGAGGATTAGCACAGCCTGAAGAAATTGAGGTGGAAGTAGATGAGTAAGAAGAAAGTTCGCATACTCCACAATTTGAAAGTGAATGAGGTGAGTCTTGTTACAAATCCTGCGAATCCTGATGCACATGTTCATTTAGTTAAATTTGCCGATGATGATGTCCATAAGTCGGCATTTAACGAAATTCTCAATGAAATGGAGATTGAGGAGAAGATTCGTGATGTCATACGTCCCATGTGGGGATTATCCGATGTGTTGATGTCTGCTTTTTATCGAATCATGCAAGATGATTCCTTATCAATGGATCAAAAGAAAAAGGAATTAAAAGCAAGTATTAACGAGTTTGCCTCAAAATTCAAACAATCTCTTGATGAGATTAAGATAGATAAATCTACCGCCTCGAGCGGTTCAGTGACTAAGGAGGAATCCAAAATGGATGAAAAGAAATTACAGGAACTTATTGAGAAGGCGGTAGAGGCGGCAGACGGAAAGTTAGATGTCGCTGCTATTACTGCCATCGTCAAGGATGCGGTGAGTGCTGCACTGACTGATAAAGATGCCCAAATCCGTAAATTGCAGGCTGAAGCTTCTCTAACGGCTGAGCAGAAAGCATATTATGACAAACTGAGTGATGTGGAAAAAGAAGCATTTCTGAAACTAGATGCTAAGAAACGTGATGCAGAAGTCAAGAAAGCTTCTGATTCCGATGAAACCGTAGAGATTGAAGGACGTATTGTCCGCAAATCTGTTGTCGGTGATGACTTGTTTTATATCATGAAATCCCAGTCTGACCGTCTTAAGACTCAGGAAGAGATGGTTCGTAAGGAACGGGAAGCACGGGAACTTGCTGAATTTGAGAAGATTGCAAAGGATGAGTATTCCAATCTTCCGGGAACAGATGCCGAAAAGGCAAAAGTTCTCAAATTCATGAGTATTTGTGATCCAGATGTTAAAACGACACTTGAAACCATCATGAAGGCAGCAAATGAAGGGTTAAAAATTACTTTGTTTACTGAAAAAGGACATCAGGGACACGGTGGTGATGAAACTCCTGAACTGAAACTGTCGAAGATGGCAATGCAGATAATGGGCGGAAGTGGGAATCTCACCTATGAGCAGGCTTATGAGAAAGCCTGTGAGACTCCTGAAGGACGTTTCTTGTATGCTCAGTCCCGAATGAAGCGGGCACAGTAAGTAATACAAAATACAAATACTTGGAGGTATTAGAAAATGGGATACAGTGAAATTATTACTAATATTACGTTAGAGGCGGGTCAGGATTTATCTACAAAACAGTATAAATTCATGACCTTAGCCAGTGACGGACAAATTGACCCTACAGCAGCAGCTGGGGGTAAGGCTATTGGTGTATTGCAGAATAAACCCAATGCGGCAGGAAAAGCAGCGACTGTGACGGTATTTGGTGTTTCTAAGATGGTTGCAGGTGGTAATGTGTCTGCAGGTGCTTTGATTAAATCAGATGCTAACGGTAATGCAGTTACAGCGACTGCGGCAACAGTTGACACATCGGACGCAGGCGCTGCTTCGGATCCTGTTGTGGGTTCATTTGTCATGGGCTACGCTCTTGAGAGTGCTCAAGAGAATGACATTTTTGCGGCATTCATATTCCCGATGGGTGCTGTTCCTACTACGGCTGCTTAAGTAAATAATCTAAAAGAAACTGGAGGATATAGATAATGGATGAAAAGAAATTGTTCGAGTTAGCAATGAAACTTGCCGAGCAGATGGTACGTAAGGACAATCCCACTCCGAGTGATGTTCATTACGACCAGAACTTGACAAACATTTCAGTTGCGTATTTTCAGAACCAATCCGATTTTATCGCAGATATGATTTTTCCTAACATTCCTGTTCAGAAGCAATCAGACCGTTACATTATTTTTGACGAATCTGATTTTAACCGTGATGAGATGGAAAAGCGGGCTCCCGCTACTGAAACAAAGGGCGGAGGCTGGCGGTATTCAAATGATTCTTATCAGTGCGATGTTTGGGGATTCCATAAGGATTTGGACGCTCAGACCCGTGCGAATGAGGATGAGATTTTTGAAATTGACCGCGCTACCGTCATTTATCTCACTATGAAAGCATTACTGAACCGTGAGATTCAGTGGTTCACTAATTTCTTCAAAACAGGTGTCTGGGGAACTGATGTTGTAGGTAACACAGATTTTACATACTGGGACGATGCCGCAAGTGACCCAATTGAAGATGTCATGAAAGCAAAGCGTATCATGCATCTTTCGACCGGACGTGAGCCTAATATGCTCGTTCTTGGTCGTATTGTGTTTGATAAACTCCGCCAGCATCCTGATGTTCTGACCCGTATTCTGTATACAGGTTCAAAAGAAGCGCCTGCGAAAGTGGTACTGCGTACATTGCAGGAACTGTTTGAAATTGAGAATATCATGGTTTCAAACGCCATCTATAATTCCGCAAAAGAAGGACAAACTCAATCTAATGCGTGGATTGCTGGACGTAATGCTCTGTTAATGCACCGCGCTCCATCTCCTGGTCGTATGGTCGCTTCTGCAGGATATACGTTCTCTTGGAGAGGATATGCTGGACAGAACGCATATAATGGAGTTTCGATTTCTCGTTTTGAGGCTCCTCTGATTAAATCAGAGCGGTATGAAATTGAGTCCGCTTATTCTCAAAAAGTTATCAGTGCTAACTTAGGGTATTTCTTCAGTAATGCCGTACAAGCCACTGTTTAATGAGGTGTCATGATGCACGATTTACGAGTGAAAGAGGGAGTGAGATACGGCGATAAATTGATCGTAGCAAGACCTCTGCTATTCAACGGTGTGTCGTATCCTGTAAATGATTCCTTTCCTTATAAAAACTTAAGAACCCCTTGGGCTAAGGTGGTGGGTCTTGTACGTTCTAATTATCTGCGAATTGAAACCGAAGAAACAGATAAAAAAGGAGTTGTTGAAGTAATTCAAACCCGACAATCTCCCAGTGTAGAATCGAGCAGACCCACATCTAAGAGGAGAAAACAAAATGTCGCAAAGAATTGAGTACGGTGCTATCAGATGCGAAAATACAGTTACCTTTGTGAAACCTCTTGCACTTCCTGTATATACAGTAGAAACAGCTCCTGCTGCTACATTAGGACTTGTCGCTATTTTCTCAGATGGTGCAGCAGGAGATATCTGTCTTGCGTTTGCAGATGGAACGAACTGGTTACGGTCTGATACAAACACCGCAATTGCTGATTCGTAATAGGTGAACTATGGCAGCTACTATCGCTCAGTTACGTGTCCTTCTCAGCGATCCAGATAATGGAACACCGGAACTCAGTGATGCTGATTTAACTGAAATTATAGCAGTAGAGTCCAATCTCTATCGAGCGGCGGAGATAGCAGCGAGGTCTCTTTCTGCTAAATACGCTCAAAAGGTTTCGGTGTCTATTGGTGATTTGCGGGTGAGTAATCAGCAAAAGTTTAACCACTATGATGAACTTGCCGACAAATATGCACAGCGGGCTGAGGAGGGCGGTGGGGGTGGAGGTCGTGCTGTGCCTAGACTAGCGGGAGTATCTTTAACAGATATGGAAATAGCTCAAGAAGATACTGACCGCTATCCTTCATATTTCAAAGTAGGAGGGATGTCCAATCCTCCTACGCCTGATGATTATGACGGAGATGGTATGTAATGGCTCTTGCAGATGATTTACTACTTGAGGCACATGCTATTATTGATGAATTAGGTCAATCTGCTGTATTACGTAGAACGACTGAAGGAGTCATTGATGCAAATAACCCAACAAAAGGATTTGCAAAGACCACTACTGATTATAACGTCAAAATTGCAGTAACGGAATATGAAGAGGATTATGTCAAGTTTCAGATAGTTGAGTATGGAGATAAGAAAGCGTATCTCTCACTCAACGGATTAGCAGTCACACCCAGTATCCATTCTGATGTGATTGTTATAGGGTCTGAAATTTGGGAAATCGTAAACGTGAATTTCCTTAGTGTGAATGGAATACATGTGGTAGCGGTATTACAACTTAGGAGATAATGATGAGTGCAGTTGGTTCTATTATGTTAGATTTGGAACGTCTTGTAGGAGACGTTTCTGCAGGACTAGCAAAAGAATTAACGATTGCATTACGAAATGAAACTCCTAAAGAAACAGGACACGCGGCGAGTAATTGGATTCCTAGTGTAGGAACTCCTTACACAGGAATAGCAGGAAGTAGAGAATCTGTTTCATATTCCACACAAAACATTGCTATTGCTAAGGTATTCGCTAAGTATTCAATATTCGGAGGTTCCCTATATATTACAAATAATGTACGGTATATTGGAGCATTGAATAGAGGACATTCAGGACAAGCACCTTCTATGTTTGTTGAGCGGACTGTTATTACGGTATCACGTAAATACAGACCGAAGCCTAGAAGGTTATTACGAAGGGTGTTTTCAGGATCATGACACACAATGAAGTAAGGAATGCCATCTTAACAGCATTTCTCAGTATGTGGGGTACTACGACTCTTGTGGCGCATGATAATCAACAGTTCAGCCCACCTGATGATAGAACTCCATGGATTCGTCATAATATCAGATTTATGGATGGATGGCAGGCTTCTATAGGAGATCCTGGAAATAATCTATTTCGTAATACAGGGATGGTTGTCGTTCAGGTATTTACACCTGTAGGTGACTTCACGTATAATAATGATGTATATTGCCAGACTATCTACAATCAT